GCGCTCAACAAATGTCTTTGTCAGGTACGCATTGGCACGGGCTGAACCTTCCGTTTTTTCTAAGTCATTCATGCGCCGCTTAACATCCATCTGGATAATTAAGGGCTGCGCCTCCAGCAGATCACGCGCATGCGAAAGCGCCGCGAACATCTGGGCGCGGCGTTGGATATTGACAGTTGCAAGGTAGGGCTTGCTGATGGCGTCCCGTGGAGAATTCCACGGGTAGGCATAAATCATGCTATAGCCTCATGCTTGAGGTAGCGCGTAACTGCGTGTGTCGGATAAGACACGGCAATAATTTCAGCGGCGCTTTTTCCTTCTCCTGCAGCAACTCCAAGGCTTCGCGGTGCTGTGATGCGCGTGATTTCAAAATCGTTATAAAGGCAGCGGGTCCGGGCCGTATCGCTGTTTGAAACGATGACGGGATTTGACTGTGCTACGCCAGATAATAGCGATGCCAACTGGTACTGTCGGTCATCATTAAACCCTTCGGTATGGTAATCGCTAAATGTTCCCTGATATGGGGAATCGGAATAAATCACATCACCGGCTTTAACCATCTTCAGGGTTTCTGTGAAGTCGGCACAGACGAAAGTTGCTCGCTGTGCTTTTTCAGCAAAGGCTTTTATTTCCTCAAGGGGGAAATATGGTTTTTTGTAGTGGCCGAATGGAATATTGAAATCACCGCTGCGGTTATAGCGGCACATGCCGCGATGGCCGTGACGGTTCAGATAAAGAAAATAGACAGCGCGGTCAAGCAGCGTCAGGCCGAGCGACGAATTAAACTCATCGCGGATTTTGTAATATTCAGCCTCTGATTTTTTGGCAGCGAAAAGCTGTGTTGCCAGCACAAGAAATACAGATGAATGCTCTTTAATCTGACGATACATGTTAATCAGGTCGGGATTGATGTCAGCAATCAAATACTCCTGGTAGCGAGTATTCATCATGACCGAGCATGAACCCGCGAAAGGCTCGACCAGGCGCTGGCCCATAGGCAGGTGCTTTTTCAGTTCCGGCATAATGCGCGATTTGCTTCCTACCCACTTCAAGACGGTATTCATTCTGCACCGCCTTTCGCCATTGCGCTGATGATACCAAGCGTCATCCGACAGTCAGCAAGCGCACGATGTGCAGGGCTATCAATCACAACCCCCTCATGCTTTGCAGCATTAACTAATTTATGCCATTTATACCCACTTCCTTTACCAGCCTCCCCCCGATACATCGCATAAAGGCGCATTACACAGTCATGCCCTTCGATAAACGGACGGAATAAATTCGCGATGTCGTGATAATGCATTAACGTTGTCTGACGAATTAGCCTCGAATCATAATCAGAGTTGTATGCAAGATAATCCATTTCCCCAACAGCTAGAATTAGCTGCCCGATAACCTCCGGCCATGACGGCGCGCCAGCTACCATTTCATTTGTTATGCCATGAATCGCAGTCGCCTCAACAGGTATCGGATTAATTGGCTTTACCAAAGTATTAAGGATCACTTCACCGTCACATCCAAGCGCAGCAATCTCAATGATTTCAGCATCCTCCCCCATACCTGTTGTTTCAGTATCTAAAATAACAAAACCTCTCCTGAGCCAGTGTCTGGCTCTACATGACGCAATTGTTTTAGACATGTTTAATTTCCTTACGATGTGAGGATGCAAGTTCGCCCATCTCTTTACAGGCAACGCACTGAGTCACGCCGTCCAGCGCCTTGCGACGCGCTTCAGGAATAGGCTCGTCGCAGCACTCGCAGAAAAATGCGCTTGGCGTGGTCGGGCGTTTGATAGTGTTAGCCAAAGCGTGCGCGAGGTTTTCCTCAACGCGCCGCTGCGCCAGATCCATTGAGTCAGCCATTGGCGCGCACCTCATGAGCTTCGTTCTCGTGGCGCTGCGCCTCTTCACGCAGCAGGTCGGCAACATAGAAGCGATTGCCCTGTCGGTCCCGCTGAACTTCATTAGCCAAGGCTTTGAGGCGGCGAGCGAATTTAAAAGCCTGCTCAGTACGTTCTTCAGCTCTTGCCTTATTTAATAAATCGACAAGTTTCACCACGTCCGCGTCAAATTCTCTTGTCTCGATGTTATGCATAATATTCTCCATATTCAGGCATAAGAGTGCCCGGCGGGTTTACGCCATTAATTAAATGTTTGGATTATTCGGTCAGTGCGCAGTCAGCTGCGGAAAGATAACGCGGTAGCATTTTTCCCCAGCGCGAAATCTTGTTCATGGCTCCAATAATTAGCAGGCGTCGAGCCTCGTCAAATTCTTCAAATTGCTTACCAACTTCATCGAGCTTGAATGTCGTAGGCTTTTCTCGGTTAGCCAGAGTTAAAACAGCAAACTTAAAATCATCATCCAGACGATTAAAATAACGTAGCGCTGGATTATCATTATTTTTACGTAGCAGACGGCGGCGCGCCTGAAACTGCTCAAAAGGCATTGGCTCTTTAACAGCCTCAAGGTGTGAGTGAATATTGACAGTCATTATTTACCCCATGCTTTTGACATACGTTGAATAAAATTGCGCTTCACAGATGACAGCTCACGCAAAAGCGCTTTCTGGTTGTTGCTCGGGTGCCAGCGCTTACCCTCGTTACCCATGATCCAGCCGTGGCCATATGACGGAGACGGGCTTTGACGCTTGAGCAAGGGCGCGACAGAAATTGTCATATTCACCTCAGCTCAAACCAATTGACGCACTAAGACCACTCAGCACATCAACCGTGTTTGCAAGCGCAGGATTTGACTGCACGCGGGCATGAACGCTTAAACCGATCAGCGAAAGGCATCGAATACCGGCGTTAACATTTTCCACAAAAGCGCTTTTGCACGATGGCGTCATTTTCTTACCTGATACTGCAGCAGCTGCCACCTTGCCGATCTCCGCAGTAGCCTGGAGAACGTAGTGGGTCATACGCTCGGCCTTCACTTCATTTAAAGGTACTGAAGGGCCGCACTTCATTTGGGCCAGCAGGCCATCAATCAGCGTTGGGTCTTCAGTTACATCAGTGATCACGGTGATTTCCATCGCCGTGAGCTGGTGAACCTGATCCGGGTTCAGCTTGTTACGCAGCGTCTGCTCATTCATCCCGACCTGGCGCGCCAGTTGCGCAATGTTGTGACGCTGGCCGAAGGTGCGGCAGGCGTTATCGAAATGCGGTTGTTTGGATACCTGATAATCAAACATGACGTAATGCCTCATTCATCCCAATATGGAACACATTAAGCCTGCATCGTGATTTCACAGCCTGCGGCCGCTTCAATCGTTAGTGCAACCATATTGATTTCAATAAGATCGTTTACACCTTTTTTCTTCCTAATAGGAAGACGGTTTTCACGGTACATCTGGCGCACCGTCCCCTCCTTATATCCGGTGCGGCGGCAGAACTCTTCCACAGTCACATAAGGCTCAGAGATAACAAGATTGATTGACGGACGCATTGTAAGTTTACGGGTCATGATGCAAAATCCTCTGTTGAGTTAGGGGTAACTCTATTTATCACTATTCATCACACTAGGTCACTTTGAGTGATATTAGGATCGCAAATTGGAAAGGTCAACAAAAGATTTTACGAATCGTAAAGCACCTGCACTTCCGGAAGGTGGTAAAGAACCGATTGAACGGATGCTCAAAGCGTATGGATTTAGCTCAAGACAGGCACTATGCAGGCATCTCGACGTGTCACAGAGTACGATGGCCAACCGCATTATGCGTGGTAACTTTCCTGCTGATTGGGTGCTTATTTGTTCAATGGAAACTGGCGCATCGCTTGAGTGGCTTACATACGGGCGAGGGCAATCCCAAACTGACAACCTTAACGAGCCATCATCATGGATCGAGTGCATTAAAATCACAAATGGAGTGATAGAAAAACCCAATTGGGTTAGCTATGACGCTTCTCTTTTACCAGATGACGTGATAACTCCGCAATTAGTTATGTCCGATCGTTCCACCTACGTAGTAGACGCAAGCAAAACTGATATAACCGATGGGTTTTGGCTGATAGAGATCGACAATGTTGTAAGCATCAGGGA